TATGAATCCCTGTGTAAGTGTGCGTAGTTCTTCGACCCAAGGTTGGCTGGCTTCAAGTTCACCCATAAGGAGAGCAAGAGTATTTGCAAAAGTATTTGCAGCAAGAGTAACTACGCCAGTATCTGTAAATCCCGTGCTACTTGGATTGACTGGGTTGTTAGTTTCTTCTCCATCAAATTCTCCGCCATTGCCATCAGCGTATACCGCAATGCGTGACCCAGTTGCCTTGCCAGCCTTGTAGCGAAGTAGTGTGCCAGCCTTAGGGAATGTATTTCCATTAGTGCCTATTGCTGCTGCTTCTGTAGCAGCAGTGTTTGCTGCCGCTATGGCTGCCTCAGACTCTTTAATAGTATTAGATAATTTTGCTGATTGAGCAGGCATACCGTCAACTACTGTTTTTACTTGGTCTGCTACTTGTGCTGGCTGCTTGGCTTGGGCTTTTAAGGTTTCTTGTCGTGCAGCAAATGTGTCTTTTGCAATTGCAATGTTTTCTGGCGTAGGATTCTTTTTAGCATTTGCTAACGCCCAGTCAAGAGCAGCCTGTACTGTTCCTTGAGCATTAGATGCTTCTTCGGCTCTGCGAAAATTTGTACCATATCCCGAAGTGGTCATTGTAATCCATATCCTAATGCTTTACCAAGTGACGATGCTGAGTCACGGGCTTCATTATTGGCTTGTTGGGTCTTCTGGTATTCAGGCAATTGCTTTGTTCTAAGAAGCAAATCATAGTATGATGGCGCCACACCCTTACCGTCTGCACCAGCAGAACGTGTGTACGCTAATACAATTGGGTGGTCCATCTTAATAGTTTTAGGGTCAACTTCTAGTGTATTAGCAACCATCTTAATAACAGGAGAAGCAATATCATATGTTGTAAGAGTTGGGTCTAGTTTGAATCTATCTGCAAACTGTGGGTATTCTTTGATAGCAATTTGCTGTAAGTCTGTGGTATATTCAGCAATAGTCTTCTTGCCCATAGCAATTTGCTTTGCAGCAATCTTTGCTTCTGCATCGGATACTCCAAGGAGTTGGAATGACTCAATGACTCCACGCACCTGTGATAGTGCTGTAACGGACTTAGTTCCAAGGGTCTTTTCATCCTTGAAGTTAATCTTTGACCATACCCAATCAGATGCAAATTCTGTTGGCTTGAAGGCTGACGGGTACTCTGTCTTTGCCGTGCTATCGGCAGTGACGTCAACCGCACCAGCAGTTGCTCCAGGGACTGTTTTTGATGCTGTTTTTGTAATAACCTTAGCAACATTGCGTGCTTGTTCTGCATCAAATTCTTTCATGAACTGTGCTACATCAGCATCTGAGAATGTTCCCATATAATCAGATGCATCTGCTGCATCTTGTAGGTAAGCACGGGCAGATTCTTTGGTTAACTTGGTTACAGATGTATCAACCGATGTACCCGACTTCGGGTTCTTGGACCCACCGTTAGATGCTGTAGCCTTGTCAGTTTCGTACTTGGCTTGCTCCGCTGCATCTAACTTGCCATCTCCACCTTTAGGGTTGATATCATAGGGTACCTGGTCTGGTGTAAGAGTACCCATATTAGTTAACCGCCTTTAGTGAGTCATTGTCAAAGTATCGTGTAAGAATTGTCTTCAAGTTGCCGTCCCATTGGTTAGCATTTGTTATAACCCAAGCATTATAAGCATCTTTGAGAGCAGTCTTGCGTGGGTCATAATCAGGCAATGCCTGATATGTTTCAGTGAATATAGCGCGAGCATCTAAAAATTCTTTTGCATCTTGCCAGAACTGGCTTTTGCCACTCTTAGCCATGAACTTTGCGTCGCTAGTAATCTCTTGCAATCCTCGAGCATACTTATATGAACTATCACCGCTCTGGGCCAACATGTATTGGTCATACCATGCCTGGCTCTGGTCTTTAAACACAGTAACCGCTAGGTTATCAAGGACAGCCTTTAGTTCTGGGTGGGCACGTAGTGTCCTACCATCGGTAATCTTGGCCTCTAGGGCCTGCTTGGTGGTCATATACTGGTCCCATGTGCGCTGCTTAAGGCGCTCAATCTCAATTTCTTTAGGATTCATCTTAAGGTCATTGAGGTTCTTGCTTGTTCCAGGAAGTGTTTTCTTTGGGTCAGCAAGTAATGAAAGGATATTATTGGATTGTTCTGTTGGGTTATAGTTAAGGTCTGCTGTAAGTAAGCCAACTAAACCAATATCACCAGAATCAATGTTAGCAAGTCTACCAACTAAGTCATCGTTGTTTTCAAACACCCTAGCATATGATTCATATGTTGCTGGAATATTAATATTTTTTGTTGAACCAGTAAAAGATACTCTATCAAGCATAAAACCAGGACCCATAAGAGAAAGCATTTCCTCACCAGCAGCATCACGTGCTTCTTGGTTGGTCATTCCTTGGGCATGGTACTTATCTTGTAACTTATAGTATAGTGTAGATGCTAATCCCATAGGATTTGTGTTGACCTTGTATGGGATACCAGCATAAGGAGACATGAATGTGGAAAAAAATTTGACCCGCCAGAGGCTTTTAACTTCTTGTCTAATCTGAGCATCAGATGGCATTTCTTCTTCATTGCCCATTTCAACCATCATTGCATGATAGTTGTAGATGGACTTCCAAGAACTTAAGTAATCTTTCTGTCCTTCTGGTCCAATAAAGCCATTGATAGCATTTTTGAGCCAAGGTGGGCGGAACGTGTCCACAACTGAGGTTGGTGCTCCATAAGGGTAAAATACCTTGTACCAGTTTGTTCCACCAATAGTAGAAAACTGTTCAATTTCAGATTCAGTCTTTGGAAATTCTTTCATTACTTCACCTATTGCAAGGCTTGTAATAAATGATGGGCCTGGACGGTTAAGAAGGAATCCAAGTGACTGAGCACTAAGTCTTACTCCTTGTCCACTTCCACCCAAAGCAGCATTAATTTCTTTGCTGCCTGGCACGATTAGGTGAGTAATTTTATTGATGTCATCCGTTGGATTGCCATTCTCATCCACACCAAATGTAGTGTATGCTCTGCCATAGTTAGATAGAATGCCAGTTGCTCGAACTGGGTTCTTAGCAGCAAGACGACCATATCGCATAAATGCGTTAACGTTAGCACCAGGGAATGCTATGATTCCGCGTAATGATGAGATAAAACGATTAGGGTTATTGACTGTGTAAAGAGTCTTTTCCATCTCCTGTAGCGCTTCTCGTCCAGCGGCTTGACGCACACTGTTAAAGGTATCTGTTGTGATATTAAACCCTTGGTCCATAAGATATGATATTCTCTTAGCAACATTTTCAGTTGCCATCTTGTCGAATAGCATAGCACGAATAGGGTTTTCAACAGATGCTAAAAAGTTAAAAGTTTTTGATGTAAATTTATCAAAGCCCTGGCTTGCCCGAGCAAACCCAGTTTGACCAAATGTATTAATCTCATAATGAAAGTTTGATGGTATGATGTCAAAAAGTCTATCAGAGTATGGTGCTAGTAACTTCTCTAATTTCTGTGATGTAACTTCACCCTTGAGGATTGCTGCACGGGCCTCAAATGAAGGAAACATGCGCTGTACTAGGGCAACCTTATCTGCAAGATATCCTGGGATTTCTTTAGCATCATGAATATTAAATGCTGGGTTCTTTAGATATCCCTTACCAGCATCTGTCTTAGACCAAGCAAGAATGTCATCCATTGATGTTTCAGCAAAAATTAAATCCATGAGTTTATCGCCACGATATTGACGATTTGCAATATGGGCAAGTTCTTCAAAATATGCTGGGTCAGTAATACTAATTTTTGCAAGTGGTGCTTTGCGCTTTATTAGTGACGCTGTCTGCCCAGTTGCTATCTCGCCCAGAAAAGTCAGTGTATTAGTGCGGCCGTTTTTTGTTTCTTCACGGATAGCAGAGGTAAAGTTATTAACTCCTCCTGAAGATTGCTCCTGAACGAATGAATCAACAGATACTTGCTGTCCCTTAATAATAAAGGTATGCTTTTCCTTTGAATAATAGCGTTCTTTAAACTTTGCGCTCTTACCAAATACATCTGCCTGCTTTACTCTTGCTTCGCCAAGTTCTTTGACGGCAGCATCAATCTTAATGTATGCATCTTCAACAGCCTTGTCAGCATCCATGATAACTTGCTTGTTGGTTGCTAACTTTGCAATAACATCTTTATAGTTTTTTATTGCAGCCTTAGCATCTGCTATATCTGAAATCTTAGCAGCAGCACTAGGTTGGGTCTCAAGGTATGCTAATCTGCGTTCAAGGGTTGCCATGCTAGGAACTGCTTCAACTCCACCGTAGGGTACCATTGCATCACGTAGTTCTAGTTCAATATCATCAACTATTTTTGCAGCGGTTTTTAATTCTTTTTGAGCAGCAGTAAGGTGTTGAGCCTTAGTTGCCGGGGAAGCAGTAGTGAGTAGTTCTTCTACTGATGCTTGAGCAGTCATCTTGATACGAATTGCAAGTTCAAGTGCCTTAGACTTATCGGTTACATTGCTGGCAACAGCCTTGTATTCAGAACGATTAGTTATTCTTCGTTTTAAGAAATCATTAGCAAAGTTATAAGTGTTTCTTGCCGTCATGCTTAGGCCACCACGAATGATGTCATTGTAAACAAAGTGAATACCCTGTGAAAGTCCAGCACTAATGATAGGCTCAAATAAAGATTGCTTAAAAGCATATGATGGACGTGCAAGTACGTCATATGACCAAAGGCTGTTTAGTTCCTGAAATACATCTCGACGAAGACGTTGCGCTTTACGGCCTGTGCTTTTTATTCCTTTGGCGGTCTCAATGTTTAGTTGGCGCTCAATATCGTCCCAAGGAGTAAAACGATAGGAATCAGCAAGTTGACGGACTGTCTGTGGGTCAATCAATGAAACGTTGCCGTCGTGTCCAATACCAAATCCGTTAGTCTTTGCAGACTGGATACCCTTGCTTGTATTCATTTGGAATCTGGATACGTAAGAATCAATTTCTTTTAGGTTGTACTTGCCAGCCTTGAATGCAAGCATGTTACCAATTTGAGTATCAATTGCCTTAAGGGCATTGACTTGAATAATAGATTCTTGTCCAAGAGTGGCAAGGTATTGTGCTTCCATGCGCTGTCGGACAACACTTGTTTTTTCAAAAACTCCAGGTGCTGTCTCAATATTCTTTGTACCATCTCTGAGTAATTCTAGACTGTCAAGAAAGGCTTTAAGTTCAATACGTGCCTGTAGTGGACGCATACCAGAGAAGGATACAAAGCCTGTTGGTAGTGCTTCTGTACCACGACCAACAAGGCGTACACCCCTCATTACAAGGCCACCAAGTGTCTCGCCAAATGTGGTGTCAGCAAACTTTGAGATGTTCTCGTATTCGCGGTTACGGATTGCAGATTTTGCACTGCGAAGTTTTCCTTCACCCTTGATAAAGAGTTCTTTGCCAATGGTTGGCTCTAGAGGGAAAAAGTCTTTACCACCAACAAGTGGCTGATAGTTTTCATCAAAAAATGCATCTTTGATTCTTTTGAATTGTGGGTTGCTAGCAATAGCATCATCAAATGCTTTTTGCAAGCGTAGGGCACTAGGACCAGTTGGCATTGGCACTATTCCGTCTTGGATAACTTTATTTTTAATTTGAGCCTTAACATTGCTCATATCAAATAATTTATCACTTGCTGTTGCAGCAAGGCGTTCTAGTGCTGCAGAGTTACCCTTATCAGCAAGGATTAAATCTTTTACTACATTGGCATCAGTTGCATCATGAATGATTGGAATTAATCTTTCATTGGTGCTATACTTAGAAACTAGGTCCTCAATGACTCCCCAGTCCTTTGTACCAGCAAGCAAGAGAACATGGCTGCCAGAAACTGTTTGAGTTCCCTGAGCGCCATTAGTGGCACCGTGTAGAATGCCAGTTTCCATATCTGCTGCAAGTTGGTCAACTGTCTTGCCTTTAGTGTATAGACCAAGTGGCTTGGCTACTGTGGTAACTGCGGCAACCTTGGCAATCTTACCAAATGCTGTAATACCTTTTGAGCCAACAACAAGGTCGCCTATACCGGTAAACCAGCGACCAACAGCATTATCAACAAAATTCTTTTTGATGCTTTCATCATTCCATAGGTCTACATCATTAAGGTCAATATTTCCATAGGAAAGAACCGCCTGAGGAACCAATGGTACTAGGCTAGACTTAGTAAGAGCCTGCATTGCTGATACCTTAGCAGAACGGTCATACGCTGCCTTGATGTCAGAAAATTGAAAACCTTCTTCGTATTGACCTTTTTTGTAAAGAGGTGAACTCTTATCTGTCAAAAGGCCAAGAGTAGAAATTGGTCGAGAAATTAAAGGTGAGTAAACTTTGTCATTAAATTGCTTTGCAGCACCTAAAAGAAAATCTGCACTAACTTTAGTAGCAGCCTTAGCAATCTTATTTCCAGGAATATTAGAAGTTATTTTATCAGTAGTGGCAATTGCATTCTTAATAGTTGCGTTAAGTTCTTCTTGCTTTTTTCTTTCTTCTTCGCTAAGAAAATCTCCGCCACCTGTAATGGTTTTTATTCCCGTACCTAGTGTAGATAGGAATGAATTAAATACTGCCATGCCTACCCCCTAGAAGTTTTGTTTAATATAATTTTTTTCAGTGCCGCCCTTTGGGTCTTCACCAGTAATACTAGTGATGAAAGCGTCTCGCTCATCTGGTGACTTCCAAGACATCATAGCAAGTTCAATTGCAATTGCTGAGTTTTGATACCCAAGCGAATTAGCAAACTTGTCAATGTTGTCAAAAAGACTTCCAGGCATCCAAGTAGAATCAGCCATTCTGTGCCGCACTTTGACTGTTCTGGATAAGATAATTTACAAAGTTCTTAAATGAATCTGGAGCATCTGCAGACCTAGCAGCCATTGCCAAATCTGGTAGATATTGCGCAGCAATCTTTGCATTCTCATCAATACGAGTATTATTCATCAATCCTTGTGGGAGTGCTTCACTTCCTGGGCCAGGGCCAAAGTCAACGCCTGCTGTGATTGGTTCATTAGGGCGTGTAGTTGGGTCAAAGAGTGTGCTTAGTTGAGGCATGTTAACGCCTGCGTATGGTTCTGCAGGTGCAGATGGTGTTGCTGCTTGAGCAGATGCCATTGCTTGATTCCCCTGTATACGCTGGTTGTTTACTTCTTGATTCTTGCCGTAGCCAAAGCCAGTATAGTTACCGCTTTGTCCTGCTCCGCCAGTACCAGAAACATTTGCTGGATTGTACTGTGGTCCGCCGTTAGCGCCACCGCTTCCTTTTCCACCCATGTTTACTCCTATGCGTATTGTTTAAATGTATGAATTGGTTCAGAGCACATATTATCATATTGGATTGCAATAGCAATTGCTTTACGAATCATATTCTCTGCTTGATTAATAGTTTTTACTTTTTCCACACCCAGCGCTGCCAAGGCACCGAGGGCAACATCCCCACCACTACCCATAACATATACATTACGAACATCGGTATCCCAAGAATAATCTTCAGAGACCGAAAAAACTTGCCCTTTGACTGAGATGATGAATCCGCCATCAATAAGTGCGACATCGCCGTCCTCTTTCATATCTATGCCTGCATCTATAAAATTCTTACGCATTTGCGGTATAAACTTTACTGTCATGTAAGTGTTTAAATCTTCTTTAAGTGTTGGCTTGGGTTGTACATAGCCATAGTGTAATATGTTGCTTGCACGTGATGAACCGCATCCTGCAATTAACACACCATTGTTATCTACTATCTTTGGCGTCTTTGCAATTTGAAAACGTCCATGCTCATCACTGAGTCTTGAATCGCATCCTAATACCGACCAACCGTCACCTTGTATCGCTACCAGAGTTGTCATTGCTATCCCTTAGTTGTTACTCGTCCCGAAGCCTTGCCATTACCACTGAGTGTAGATAAAATTGTTTGTAAGTCTGGTGGAGGTGTAGGTGCTGCTAAATTTTGAGGAGAACCTCCCACTGGAGCCGCGCCTGGAACAGGGGACGGCTGCTCAACAGGAGAAGTTGCAGCACCAGCAGGAGGAACTGGTTGCTGAGGAGTAAACACGTTGGCAATAGCCTCTTCAAGGGTCTGGCCCTTTTGACGTGCAGAAATTACTCCCGCAATCTTAGTTACGATAGATGCTGGGTCTCCGCCTTGTGTAGCCATCTGCGGAATAGCCTGAGCCATTGCAGTAATACCACTAAGCAGTGATGAACGCATGTTTTCGATTTCAATCTTTTCAAGTTCTTGGGTTACGTTAACAGTAAACGGAAGTTCACGCATTGCCATATCCTTGGAGATGAGTCCACCACCAAGAGCCTGAAGCATAAAAATAAGTCCTTGTGCTGGGTTAAGACCAGCAAGCATGCCATAGCGGACATCTGCAGAGTAGTCACCCTTGATATCCTTGATTGGCTTGTAGGTAATTTCGTATGGGCTACCAGAGTCAACACCACGAATTGTCTTTTCGGATGGGAAAATCTTCTCATCCACTTCAAAGCAGAGAGAAACAACATCGCGTAGAGCAGCAGCAAAGATTGCCTGTGCTGACTTGACCTGTGTATCAAAGGCACCCATAAGTGCCTGTACGCCTTGACCCGTAACGATGCTTGCATCAATGTTACCAGAACGTCCTTCTGGATAACGAGTACCTGAACGAAGTTCCTGGTTAAGGAGTTGTGCTTCCGTGAATGCGCCTTGTGGAATGTTTAATTCGACACGACGAACGCCCGCTGGGTTGGAGGTACGGATAACCGCATCTCCACCCAACTGGAGTTCTTGAACGTCTTGTGGTAGTACGATTGGTGCCTGAACACTCTTCTCTGCTGCTTCCATTGCCAATAGGGCGAAACGGTTGCGGAGAAGTTGAATACCTAATACGTCGTCGAATTGTCCACGCATCTCGCCATCAATAGACGGCTTACGCGCCACGACAACCATCATCTTGCCCATTGGATTCAATGCGCGAGATAGAACTAAATTACCTTTTTTAGGTAAATAAATTATAGACTGGTCTTTGTCATAGTAACGCACCATTTCAACCTGTGCGTGTAGGTCTTGCTTGTATCCTTCTTGACCAAGGATTTGAGTTTCATGCTCTGGGAACTGCGAAGCAAGTTCTCCAAGAGTCATCATATAGCGTTTGGCAAATGCCACACAGCGTCCGTAGCGGTCAAATTCTGGGTAAGCCCCGATTGGATTTTCTACGCGGATACGCGGCAACTTGCTATCTTCGTCCAGTTCAATCATGAACGGAACGAAACCATATGTTAGATACCAGTCTGCACCTGAGTACATCTGGACTGATAGGTCAGAGTGAACAAAGTAGTTTGAGGCAATACGGGTACGCTTGTCGGCAAAGGTGCGAGCCTTATCGCTAACAGAGTTAGCAGCAGAACAGTTGATTGCTGGAAGTGGAGCCATGACTTCAGAAAGGTCGCGTGCTACCACATCAATAAAGTTGGCTACTACGTTGGCGTCTACGCCCTCTGGGAAGAACTCAGGGTAAACTGAGGCAATCTGGCCCTTACGGACTGCAAGTACGCTAAGGTTACGAGCATCTCGTTCGTGGTTACGGTAACGTAACGCTTCAACGCGTGCTGCTACCTGTTCCATTGTTAATGCCATTGGTATCCTAACCGTAAGTTTGAGACCACTGGTCTGCAAACGCTTCATCTAAGTTAACTGCTTGTCGCCTTGAGGCTTGAGCCTGGGTTGTCCATCGGTTCTGCATCCACTTAGACGCATTGCTGCTTTGCTGCATCATCTCGCGTATGCGGATAATAGCAAACCATAGGGCCATGACACAGTCTGTAGGGTTCTTAGTATCTGGCTTCCAGGTAATAAGTTCCTGCACTAGTGTCTTAAGGCCTTCAGAGCCTTCATTGCTGGGTAATTCAATAATGTTGTTGTCCTGGAAACGCCCATCACGGGTATTGCCAAAGAGCATAGACATTGACGCTACACCAAATGATGTGTCCCACTTGTTCTTGCCTGTAAAGTGTGAGTTTAATTGGCACCCATAAGATGCTAGGTAGGCTCTCAAGTCATCATCTAAGGCGTAAGCCTTCTGGTGTGCGTTAATTTCAATACGTAATTCTTGTGGACTGTATTTCTCAACCCATTCTTCTATCAAAGATTGAATCTTTGCAGGACTTGGGTCAGTCATGTTAATACAGTCTAGAACATAGATGCGTCCATCTGCGCGGTTATAGGTAGCAACCACGGCTCCTGTAGCACCTGCCATAGCAGGGTCAAGACCAATGATGGTATAACCTTCTACATACTGAGGATGTCCAGGGGTACCAGCCTTTAGCGGTCCGCGTTTTCGCATTCCGTTGACTGAACCTGCGATACAGGTAGGTGAGAAGATTGAGTCTTCTTGGACATCTTCTTGCTGGTAGACCATAGCCCATACAGACGGGGCGACCTCAGAGCGACGCTTAAAGAGAGAAGGTCCGTCCCACTTGGGATATAGTCCATTTTCTAAAACCTCGTCTAAATCATTTTCTTGCTGGTCTGTTTCTGGCCAGAGTGTCTTCCAGTTCTTTGGCTTATCGTCAAACTGTAGAACTGCTGGCATGGCACAATAAGTAAAGGGACTTTTGCCACCAGTCCATTGTGAGCCATCTCTAATCATCTTGTAGAGGTCTACAGATGCAACACGCGTCCCTACAATGATAAGTTTACCATGACGGCCTAAGCGAGTGATGACTTCTTTCTGAAGCCACTCAATTTGCTTTTCCCACTCATGGGCATTGGAACCCATCACCACGTCATCTAGGATAATCAGGTCGGCACGTGCTCCGTATATCTGGGACCCAAAACCCAGTGCTTGCACCGTAGGGTCTTTTTCTCCAGAGTCGCGTCCTGTACCTAGATAAATCATATCAGCAGACCACTGTGTAGCATCTGCCTTATACCCACCATTAGGGCCAAAGGCCGTCTGGAGTTTAACATATCCAGGGTGGGAAAGTCGGGTCTTGATAGCACCCAGAAATTTACGAGCCATACCCTGAGTCTTAGAGACAATGATTACTCTAGTGTTGGGGTTGGTTACAATCTTGTACGTCACATAGTTAGTTGTGATAGTGGTTGACTTGGCGTGCTCGGGTGGCACGTTGATGAGTACACGGGCAGGGTCGCCCCGCTCATAAGTCATACCAGAAGGAAGCCATCTAGGAGTGTTGCCCTCCATGAGGTCAATCCAGTCCAATTGATGGTTAAATAGTTTAGAACCCAGGAAGGTCTCAGAGAACTCCGCAAAGGGCATATCTTTCATCTCGGCTAGGTCAGCCTTAATACCTTTACCCGCCAGACGTGCTTTATCGGACGCCTCTTTGAAGTCAGCGTTCTGCATCGTCCATTGGCGGAAGGCGGTGTCCTGACGGTCAACGGCAGCCATAGCGGCTGTGACGGTGGCACCCTGCTCCAGAAGGGCTAATACTTTAGCCTGAGCATCTTCCTTAGTATAAGTCTGTTTTCCAGCCTTGCGTCCCATGTTACGTCCCATCTATAAACGCCGA